CGAAAGATGGTCAAACTCAAGGTCATCGAGACCAGCGGTGTTGACCACCCAGCCCACCTCAACGAAGGATGGGTTGTCATGAAGCACGAGAACAACTCCGAGAACCTCGAAGGAGCAACTGAAATGAACGAAGAGCAGAACACCGAAAGCACCGAGAGCGCCGACCTGTTGGCGGAGTCGCTCGTCAAGGCTCAGGAGCGCATCGCGGAACTCGAAGAGGCTCTCGAGATCGAGAAGGGCAAGAAGCCTGCCTTCCTCGCCGGCGCAGAAGCCGACATGGAGGACGAGGAGGAGGACATCATGAAGTCCGTTCCCGAGGCTGTCCGCGAGATGCTCAACAAGGCGAAGGCTGACGCTGACGCTGTCCGCGAGGAACTCCGCAAGGAGCGCGATGCCCGTCGCGACGCCGAGTTCGTGCAGAAGGCTCGCGCCCAGTGGTCGAACCTGTCGGTCGACACCGAGGAAGTCGGCAAGGCGATGCGTCGTCTGACCGACGCCGACGCTTCCCTCGCTGAGATCATCGAGAAGGCACTCAACTCCGCCAACGCGCAGGCTGAATCCGCCAACATCTTCCACGAGATCGGCACCGCTGGTCGTCCGGACACCTCGGACGCTTTCGGCAAGGTGCAGAGCCTCGCCAAGTCTCTCGTCGCAGAGGGCAAGGCGGCAACAGTCGAGCAGGCTGTCGCTGACTTGATCTCGACCGACCCTTCGCTCTACCACGACTACCTCGCTGAGAAGCGCGGCTGAACTCCGGAAGGAATCGACCAACATGGCATACGAAATCGCAAACTCAGCGGTCAAGATCACCCTCGTCGCCGGCGAGGACTTGAGCGCGAAGCAGTTCTACTTCGTGAAGATCAACTCGTCCGGTCTGGCTGTCGCCTGCTCCGGTGCGACCGACAAGCCGATCGGCGTCCTGCAGAACGACCCCACGTCGGGCAAGGAAGCCATCGTCACGGTGGTCGGTGGTACGAAGGTCGTCGCTTCGGCTTCGATCGACGAGGGCGTGCTCATCGGTACGGCTTCGACCGGTAAGGCTGACGCCAAGGTGCCGGGTACCGACACCACCGAGTACGTCGTGGGACAGGTCATCCTCGCCTCGGGCGCGGACGGCGAAATCCTCACCGCTGTCGTCAACTGCGCGAACCCCCATCGCGCCGCCTGATCAACCTTCTCAACGAAACGGAGTAACGAGCCATGCCTCAGCCCACCAGCAACCAAGTCCATGTTGACGCGATCCTGACCAACCTCTCGGTCGCCTACTCGCAGAGGCAGGAGAACTTCATTGCCTCGCGCGTGTTCCCGATCGTTCCGGTCGAGAAGCAGAGCGACAAGTACTTCACCTACACCAAGAACGATTGGTTCCGCGACGAGGCTCAGCGTCGTGCGGACGGCACGGAGTCCGCTGGTGGCGGTTACAACATCTCCACCGGTACCTATCAGGCGGACGTGTTCGCGTTCCACAAGGACATCGGTGACCAGACTCGCGCCAACGCTGACGCTCCGATCAACGTCGACCGTGAGGCGGCTGAGTTCGTGACTTCGCGTCTGCTCCTCAAGATGGAGACCGAGTTCGTGAACGCGTTCTTCACCACCGGTGTGTGGGCGAACGAAGTGTCGCCCTCGGGCAACGACGAGTGGAGCGACTACACGAACTCCGATCCGCTGGAGGACGTCGAGACCGCGAAGGCGGCAATCCTGTCGACCACCGGTTTCGAGCCGAACACCCTCGTGCTCGGCTACGACGTGTTCCGCGTCCTCAAGAACCATCCGGATCTGGTCGACCGCATCAAGTACACGTCGAGCAACACGCTGACCGCCGACATGATGGCTCGTATGTTCGACGTCGAGCGCGTCCTCGTGGCGAAGGCTGTGAAGGCGACCAACAACGAGGGTGGCACTGCCGCCTACTCGTTCACCCACGGCAAGCACGCCATGCTGTGCTACTCCGCTCCGGCACCCGGACTGCTCCAGCCCTCCGCTGGCTACGTCATGTCGTGGACGGGTGTGTCGCAGGGTCTCGGCGCGACGATCGGCACGAGCCGGCTTCGCATGGACAGCCTCCGCGCTGACCGCATCGAGGCTGAGGTTGCCTTCGACATGAAGGTGATCGGCGCTGATCTCGGCTACTTCTGGAACGGCGTCGTCGCCTGATGCTCCGCAAGGTACTGAAGCGCATCCCGTTGGGAGGCGACAAGTATCTCGAGTCAGGAACGATTGTCGACGTGACGAAGTGGCGGAACGCTCGAACGCTCGAGTCGAACCGCTACCTCGGCACGGTGACTGAGGACGAGGCGCAGGCGTGGACATCGGCACAGTCGAAGTCTGCGCCTGCGACCAAAGCCAAGTCGAAGCCGGCAAAGGCTGATGAACCAGCAGAGGATGTCGCTCCGGTAGAGTGACTTAGCGAGCAGGAGGTCGCCGCATGGCATGGACTTACAGCGGTGACCCTGCATCAAGTGACCGCGACAAGGTGCGGTTTCTGATCGGGGATACCGACAGCACAAACCAGATGTTGCAGGACGCGGAGATCGCGTACCTCCTCTCGGTGAATGACG